CGTACGCAAACTTTCCCGTGGCAAAACGTCCCATGACTATAGCCTTGTATACGCCATAGAGGGCTGGATGTTAAAAGCCGCACGATCTATGTCTTCCGCAGCAGCCCGGTTAAACTCTTCTTCGTAAATTGATTTCAACATCTGCACCCTATCCGGGGCTCTTTTTACTGCAATATAGTAAGCAAGACCCGCCGCCAAACACGGGTAGAACCTGAAAGGCACGTCCATCGTGTTTGTATAAGCGTCCCCGTCATCCATGCGAACCAATTTATCAATCAAAATGGTGTCTGTGCTGTTTTCTGGTACAGGCCAAATCTTCAACACCGGGTTTATCTGACGATCTACAAAAAATTGTGAGGGCCTTGCCTGCGTCGTTTTTGTGGGAATATTAATAAAATCACTACGACTGATGCGCTCTAGACTGAAATCTGTGGTGCTACGGCGTAAAACGGCGCTGAGAACGTCAATCGTAGACGTTCCAAGGTTGTAAGAACCTGTGCCCTGCGTCAGGGTCACTGTAGTCTGCTCAATGGTCCACTGGTTCAGGCCCCTGTTAGCCCACTCCGCAAGCATCAAATTCAACGATCTTCGGGCAGTTTTAAGGTCATAGCCTGTGCGGACTTCCAAGCCGCACCGCTCAAAAGCCTCTTCAATGTAATCGCTTACATCAAGCTCAAAATCTGTGGAACCTGACGTGGTCATTTTTTAGACCTTTTTTCCAACGCATCGCGTATTTTTTTAGATAGCTTTGGGCCGCCTTTATTTTTGGGAAGTTTTTTTGCCACGCCTAATACTTCACGTCTTTCTTCTTCTCGGCGCTTTTTATTTAAAATTTCATAATCACCCACGTCTCTAACGCCTTCATAGCCCTCAACTATTCTTTCGTTACCTAAAGAGGTGCCTATCCTAAGATCCCCTAGATTTGTCTTTTTGATCCGTGCTTTATATGTCATAGTCGTCCACCCCTTCTGAATACAGATTGTCAAATGTTACATTAGGATCTGTATAGCTACTATGGCCTTCCGCAGAGTGTAAATACTGAGAAGGTCTGAAATCCGGTGCCCCTTCCCCGGTGTTCCACAAAGCAGGCGACGTGGCACGAGCGCGGTTGTTAGGCAACGCAACTATATTACCCTCCCACGGCCCGTCTGTCAGATACAAAAGATGGCTTTGCTTATGCTGATCTGGCGAGTCGGCAATGCTGTTGCCGGTGTAATCAACCGTCAAAATATAACGGGCTTCATGAAACTCGTGGTCTATTTTGGCAATCCACGGGCTAGAGCTAACCCGATCAAGCACCACAACGCTGTGGTCACGGGCTTCACAGTCCCAAGGCTGGCAAAGATGATCTTCCATCCGCTCTGGCCATGACTCCATAGGTCGATCCGCCACCAGAGCTTGAATAGGCATCCTTGCCCACATTGCTCCTCCGTGAACGTTTTCTTCTACTCCGTCAGAACTGCACGTTATGCCGGTAAAAACGACCTGAAAGCTCAAAGAGCGGTCTGGTATGGTGTTAACAGCAATAGCAAGGGCGTGTAAAAACTCCCCATGATACCGGTCATGGTTACACGTAAATTCTTTGCGGACCCAACATTTAAAATATGGGATATTGCTGATTACATACGACACAATTAAGGTTTCGGGCCGTCTTTTTTACCTTTTTTATACATAGAGCCGCCCTTGGCCATCTTGGGCGGAGGCTTCATCATAGCGCCACCTTTAGACTTTTTAACTGAGCCGCCGTTTTTCATAAAACCCATTTTGTTTCGCACGGTTTTAGGCAACTTTGCAGCGCCCGGATTCGGTGGGGGCTTTAATTTACGACCACCGGATTCATCAGGAACTATTTTCTTCCGATCTCGTCCCTTAACCCCACCACCGCCTTTCATACCGGGGGGCTTCGGCTTCATCATTGAACCACCCTTGGCCATCTTAGGTGGGGGCTTCATCATTGAACCACCCTTAGCTTTTTTGACCGCCGTGCCCTTAGCTTTTTTGCGTCCGGGCTGACCCATTCCGAGATTTACTCTACTTCCAGGCATTTTACGCCTCCTATGTGTAACGGGTGCGTTTTCGACGATTAGACATCACCGCACCACACCCCCTATGGTTTTTACGAATCTCTCCACCGTTAGCCGCTTTACGGACTTTGGCTGCTTTTGTGTTAGCCACCACGGTTTTTCCTTGGGCCCCCTCTTTTTTCTTTTTACGTGCTGTAGCAGCGCGTTCTGCCTTAGTCAAACTATTGGCTTTTGATCTAGGCAAACACCTGTCCGGTCTTTTTTTGTTTTTAGAGGTGCCACATTCACCAACAATGTTGCCCTCCGAATCAATTCGGACCCAATCTTGATCCAACCAATCCTGTAGCTTGCCCATTAACGTTTTTTCCGGGCTGTTTTTGCTTTAGGTAACGTTTTTTCTAACCTCACCGCTTGAGAGGCATGTAATTTTGAAGCTTTTTTCAACTCAGCTATCATTTTTCTTTTTTGTGCAACAGTAAGTTCTGACATTTCAAACTCCTACCGACCTTTTCGCTTGCCGCCCTTGGCTTTTTTGGCGTAGTTAGGGTCTTTACAGTATTTACTTGCCGCTAAATTAGCATAAGCCGAAGGGTATGTATCAAAAGTTCGCTTTGCCCACGCTTTACCCTCCGGGCATATTTTGCTTCCCTTACTTTTCTTGGAAGCCCCACCGCCTTTTCGCATGTATGTAACTTGAACTTTTGTTTTTTTCGGGCCTGTTCTAACCCTAGAGCCGTTGTTTTGCATATCTCACCCCAATAATTTTGCCGCAAAAGGAGTAACAATAATAAGGACAGCTAAACCCCACACCTTTAGATCCAAACGTTCTAAAGACGTAGAGTTTTTAGATATCAACTCTTTTTGATCTTCTAACCGCTCTTCAATCCGTGCGTATCGCAGATTGCACTCTGCTTCATGACGCTCTATTCGGGAAAGAATTTCTTGGAAATCCATGTTCACCAAGCCTTACAAGACCAGTAACGAGCGGTAAACTTGTCTTTTGCCGTATCACAATTGTGACGCGCTCTAAAATTGCTTCTACGCCCCGGTTGCGACTTTTTGATCGACATATTTGGATCGCCAAAGCGAACAAGCTTTACTTCATTGCCTTTTTTGGCCAAAACGGCACTTTTTTTTGACTTACCGGGGGTTTTTTTTGGCTTGTTGTAGCCTGAAAAAGTCTCACCCCGGTACTTCAAACGACCTGAAGGTAGTCTTGTAACATCCTTGGTAGTAGCCATATCAAGCAAACTTCTTCCGCATGTACAAAATAATTGTGTAAGTGTCAGCACTGCTATGGCCCACAGTGGTAAAGGCCACATCTCCAGTTTTTCCGCTTCCCGCATTGTTTGTCAGGCCACCAAACGACGTGTAGTCATGGTCGCCGCTTTGGTTTTCACCAAGCTCTATACAAAAAGCATCTGAAGTAGCGTCAAAAAGAATTTTGACCTTCATGCCTATGCACTGCCACCAAATTCGTTCAATAACGACTTCGTTGCAAGTGTCACCGTCTGCACTAGCTGCCAAAGCAGAAACATCTACTTTTACAACCGCACTTTCACCCGTCCCATCTGAAACGTTGGTGAATTTCATGACGGCATGTTTGGGGCCATCGATTAGCGTTTGTGACGTTACTGCATCAGCCATAAAAACCTCCAAAAACGGGGGCCAAGACCCCCTCTTAGATTATTGATCAGCAAACGTGGGTGCTGTTGCGCCCGTTACAGTGCCAAAAATCTGATAGTTGGTGGTGTTTAGGCCAACGATAGTTACGTCAAAACCAGCAGGAACATTTATCTGGATGCTGCTGTTTGAGTTGCCGTCAGAAAACACTGCGCTGACTTCATTATCTGTATCCAAGAAAGTCACGCCTCCTATGTAGAAGTTGGTGTTTCCTGGGGTAACAATAAGCGCATCCGTTGCATCTGCCGCACCGCCCGCGTAAACAAACCGAAACACTGATCCAGCGATAGGCGCAGGCAAAGTATAGGTGTTGTCTTGACCACCATCTGGAACAAGAAGAATTCTGCCGCTGTGGGTGGCATTGGTAAGCGTAACATTACCATCTGCAAGGCTTACGGGTCCGTCGCCAAGGGTGGCAACCTCTGTGATTGTGCCTGTGGTAGCATTTTTGCTTACAGATTTAAACGTGCTTTCAGAACGGACGGGTCCTGTGAAAGTAGTATTAGCCATGTCTGTCTCCTGTCTTGGCTAGTGTCTAATGTTCCACGTGGAACAATTAGTCAGGAAAAAGCCGCCCGAAGGCGGCTCTATTTTTTAAGCACCGGGGGTGCCAAACACACAACGCCAGTCAGAAACTCCGAAACTGTAACGCTCACGCGCCTTGAAGCGCATGTTACCAGTGTCAAAGTCACCTTCCATGGCAGTCTTGATCGGGCTACGGTTAAACAACTTGAAGCCGTTAGGTGCATCCGTCTTGATGAAGAATGCATCTGTATCGGTCAAAAAGTGGTTTACAACAGCGCCGTCAGGGAGCATTCCCATAGACTTCAATGCGTTGGTGTCGTTATCCGCTGTTCCCGAGCGAAGGTTAGAGTTGATAACTCTTTCTGCAATAAATTGCAGTTCTTTCGGGATAATCAGCTTCATGCCACGAACAGCAATCTTCAAGCCACGCTCATCGGTAAAGCCCGCGATATCAATCATCATCTGCTCCAGCGAAGTCTCATTGAGATCCGCAGCAGTAGACAGAAGGTTTCGCTGGTTACCCGACAGAGACGGGTGAGCGGCTGAACACAAAGCAGCACCGTCCCCTACGGGGAAAGTAGTATCAAAAGCATTGTTCAGAATGGACGCTGCTTTGATCTGCTTGGTTTGTGACATAGATCGTGCCAAAGCACGGGTGTAGCGAGACGCCAGACGATCATAAAGATTGTCTTCGATTGCCTCTTCAGTGATGCTGAAGGCAAGAGCAATTGTCTCGTGCGTATAACGTGCAGTAAAAGTCTCCTGCGCGTCATCAAACGAGATTGCACCACCTTCTGACTTAACCGGCGCAGTGCCGAAGCCAGACAGCATTACCTCTTCTTCAAAAGCACGATCTGAGGTTTCTTCTTCAAAAATCTCAGAATGCTCTTGCTCGTAGCGATCATACTCAAGGCCGAAGAGAGCATTCAGTCCGGGCTCAAGCTCCTTCGCCAGTTGTGCGCGAGAAATAGCCATTACTCAATCTCCCTTAAATACCAGTAGAGTCAGCAGTCGTCTGAGACGCTGAAGCTGACGCTGGCGAGTTGAAGTGGAAGTTAAACCGAACTACGAAGTTCACTCCTGCCGCATCATAATCAAGGTTGGCCACATCTGTGGTCAGCCCGACAATACGCATAAACAGCGTTGCTGTTGTAGCTGCGGTAGAAATGTCTAGTTCAGCAGTGGATCGGCCTGTGTTGGTAGACCCTGAAGTACC